GGCGGCGTTCTTGAACGTATCCGAAGACTGGCTCCGCCACATGTAACCGCCCCATTCAGAACGGTAGCGGAGTGGCACGAGTGGCAACTTGCTGAAGGCCAGAAACGTAGCGAGGAGATCAACCGCCTGAATCGCCAGTTGCGGGTGGAAAAAATTCTGAATCGCTCAGGCATCCAGCCGTTGCACCGTAAATGCTCGTTTGCGAATTACCAGGTGCAGAACGACGGTCAGCGATACGCGTTGAGCCAGGCGAAATCTATCGCTGATGAACTGATGACCGGATGCACAAATTTCGCGTTTAGCGGAAAACCTGGTACCGGGAAGAACCACTTAGCAGCAGCTATCGGGAATCGCCTGCTGAAAGACGGTCAGACAGTGATTGTGGTTACCGTGGCTGATGTTATGAGTGCCCTCCACGCCAGCTATGACGATGGGCAGTCAGGCGAAAAATTTTTGCGGGAACTGTGCGAAGTGGATCTGCTGGTTCTTGATGAAATTGGCATTCAGCGCGAGACGAAAAACGAGCAGGTGGTACTGCACCAGATTGTTGATCGCCGGACAGCGTCGATGCGCAGCGTGGGGATGCTGACAAACCTGAACTATGAGGCCATGAAAACATTGCTCGGCGAGCGGATTATGGATCGCATGACCATGAACGGCGGGCTATGGGTGAATTTTAACTGGGAGAGCTGGCGTCCGAATGTCGTCCAGCCAGGAATTGCGAAGTAATTTTTACCGGGAGAAAAATTTAATGGAGACTGTTTTTGACGCACTGAAAGCAATGGGAAAAGCCACATCCATAGAACTTGCTGCGCGACTTGATATCAGTCGTGAAGAAGTGCTGAACGAACTATGGGAACTGAAAAAGGCTGGTTTTGTTGATAAAAGCGCGTACACCTGGCGTGTGGCTGATAACAACGTTCAGCAGGAACAGCCAGCGCAGGCAGAACTGCCGGAAGAAATCACCACAGCAACAGTAGCGAAAATCTCAGAGTGCGATTTAACCGCGACGATTGAACAACGAGGACCACAAACGGCTGATGAGCTGGCTACATTGTTTGGTACCACATCACGCAAAGTGGCTTCAACGCTGGCAATGGCAATCAGCAAAGGTCGTCTGATTCGCGTAAATCAGGGCGGTAAATTTCGTTACTGCATACCGGGCGATAATTTACCAGCAGAGCCGAAAGCAGCATCGGTAGCGGAAACTGATGGTAAGGCCTTTCCTCATACCGCAGGTGTTGCGTTACCAGTACAGGAGGCTGCAACACAGGAAGATATTAAAACAGAAACTGTGGCGGACATTGTGCAGTCGCTGCCATCGTTTACTGAAACGCGAGCGGATGACCTGGTTTTACCATCACTGCATATGGCAAACCGCGAACTGCGTCGGGCGAAAAATCATGTCCAGAAGTGGGAGCGAGTCTGCGCCGCGCTGCGGGAGCTGAATAAACACCGGGATATTTTCAGTTCGATTGCTGATATTCCGGTTCATTCACCGACAACAAAGTGATCTCCGGAGGTGCTTATGACAAGAGCATTTACACCAGAAGAGCGGGAAAAAATTAAGGGGCTGATCGTGGAATTCGTACGCCTTAACGGACGAGGCACGATTCGGCAGTTATCGGATGAAATTGGTGTCAGTCATGCGTCTGTCGGTCGTTTATGCATGGAGCTGGCCGCCAGTGGTGATGTTTACAATTCCGGTTACGGAGTATTCCCGTCTGAGCAGGCGCGCAAGGGCTGGCAAAACGCCCGCAAAAAACTCTCAAGGGCAAAGCTGAAGAAACCATCTGTGGTTGATCCGGACCTTATCTGGCTATTACCAGACGGCGAAATACGCCGCTACGACAGGCGCCTAAACATAATCTGTCGCGAGTGCCGGAAGAGTGAAGCTATGCAGCGTGTACTGGCTTTCTATCAGGGTAATTTTCAGGAGACGGTACTGTGAGTGAAATTAGCTATCAGGCTTCAATTACCGCTGGCATTCGCATCAAAGGAGAGGAGCATGGAAATAAAACCAGAGGATGAGTTAAGCAATATCGTTTTATTTCCGGTAAAAGAGGATGACCCTCGTAATCAGGTTAATTTTCTTTATGAGCCATCGGAAAGACCATATTGTCATCACGCCTCTGTTCGGGTTGACGAAAAAGAGCGTCAGGTCCGCTGTAAAATCTGCGGTGCAGTTGTGGAGCCGTTTGACTGGATGCTCTCTGTGGCGAAAAGAGAAACCAGACTGGCAGATGATGTAAGGCTATTGCGCCAGGAGGAACAGGAAAGGCGGAAAAATATAGAAAAGTTAATTCAGATTGAGTGTAACGCAAAAGCGCGGATATGCAGGGCGACAAAATCCAGAACTGAATAATTAAATTTAGCACTGTAAATAAAATCAAATCCTTAACCGGAGGGATTTCTGCACCCTCAGAACATCAGGAGGCCGTCCGAAAGGGCGGTAGTGAAATGCGAAAATTCAAAATAATTATTGAAACGGGAATAGCCGGTGGAGATTTCGAGGATGCATTCGAAGTGGATGATGATGCAACACCAGATGAAATACAGGATGAAGCTAAAGATATTTTCTTTAACTACTGCAATTACTCATACCACGAAATAAAAGACGAAGAGGAAGAACAAAATGGCTGATTTTGGTTCAACTAAATATAACGCCAGTTTGAAGAATGGCATGAACTGTTAATGGATTATGCAGAGTTACGCGGTGGAAGTGCCGCTGATGCTGAAGCATGGCGTGATGATTATGAAGCAGGGAAAACACCGGTCGAAGCATATTGTGATGAGTGGGGCGATGAATGAGCGAGATTAATTATCAGGAAGGGCATGAAAAGGCAGGGCAGGCAAAACCAGTGGCATGGCGATATCGCTACGTGAAAAAAGGCGTTACAGACTTTCAGGGGAAGCAGTGGGTTGGTGACTGGAAATATGTACCGACAAAAGAGGATTGCAACGACAGACCGAACTATGAAATTCAGGCGTTATTCACTGCCCCGCCTGTGCCACTGACACCAGAAGGATTGATTAAAGCAGTGCGTTTCTATGAACAGGTAAAGCGTGAGAATCCGCCAGTCGAAACCGGAGCATGGAAAGACGCTGTTGACTGGGTGCTCAAAGAGGCTTGCCAGTCTGTAAACATTGGCATCAAAGGAGAGTGAGAATGCAAATTTCACCGGTTACTCTTCGTGTTGCGAAGGCGTTTATATCCAGACATCACCGACACAATAAACCCCCGGTGGGGCATAAATTCAGCATTGGTCTGAGAAATGATGCCGGAGAATTGATAGGTGTGGCGACAGCCGGTAGACCTGTTGCACGACATTTGGACGATGGATTAACGCTTGAAGTAAATCGCACATGTACCACAGGAGAACGCAACGCTAACAGCGCGCTTTATGGTGCTGTCTGGCGGGCAGCAAAGGCTATGGGTTATCAACGTTGTATTACGTACACCCAGGCAGATGAATCAGGAGCATCTCTCCGCGCAGCTGGTTTTGTTCGTGTGAAAGAGCTTCCTCCAAGAAAAAGCTGGGCGGAATCAAGCGTCGCCCTGCGGAGTAAACGCGATCCGGTCGGAAACGGTGGTGTTCCTCGTGTGCTCTGGGAAATCAGGAGAATGAGTACCACTGGCATTCGCATCAAAGGAGAGTGATATGGCAACTTTGACAAAAAAAGAACAAGCATGGTTGAGCGAATTACAGGACGTTCTTGATCGCTGTCCATCACCGAAAAAAATTGGTTTTTACACCATTGGCGATAAAAGCATTTACCTGTATGACCTGCGCCGCATGGATGAAATCATGGAGGCTCTTGATAATCGTTCGTCGATGGATTGGTGTGTTGCTGTTCATGATATGAATGCAGGGTTTGATGAAAAGATTTTGTTCCCCTCATCAGTTGAAAGCACTGCGGGTTAAGGAGTAACACATGACCACTATTACCAAAGAACGTATTGAATTGTTCATTAAAAACCCGCTTGAAAACGGGCTTACCCGTGGTGAACAAATGGAACTGGCACGGATTGCGCTGGCATCGCTGGAAGCAGAGCCGGTTGTGTTCTGGTTTGAAAAATATCAAGAAGGGGCTACGGCATGACGACTTTTACCAGAGAGCAGTTAATAGCTCACGCAGAGGAGACTATTGAAGCACAGAGACTGTGCATACCGGGCACAATCGACCATGACATCATCCGCACATATAAGATGGATATTGCTGTTCTGGAAATCGCACTGGTATCGCTGGCAGCACAGCCAGCCGGTAAATTGCATGAATACAAACCAGTGGGATATCAGCGTCTGGTCGATGAGTTAACCATGCTGGTAAAGCAGTTAACCTGGCAACTGAGGAAAGCGAAGCCAGACTGCAAATTACCGGATAAGGCGATGAGTTATCTGGAGCGGAACGGACTGATAAGCGTGGAGGATATTTTACGATGACCTGGCCTGAAGCATTAACAACGGTAGGAATTGCGATGGCGGTGGCGCTGGTGGTGTATTCGATTTGCCACTGGGGATAAAAACGGTTTGCGGGAAAAGGAGAGTTAAGTAGAATTGCAGCGGGTGCTTGAGGCTATCTGTCTCAGGCATGAACACCAAAAGGCAGATAGAGAAAAGCCCCAGTTAACATTACGCGTCCGGCAAGACGCTTAACATTAATCTGAGGCCATATCTATGCTCTACACACGTAGGTTAGCCTCTTACGTGCCGAAAGGCAAGGAGAAGCAGGCTATGAAGCAGCAAAAGGCGATGCTAATCGCCTGATCGTCATCTGTTTAACCGTCATTGTGACGGCACTGGTAACGAGGAAAGACCTCTGCGAGGTACGAATCCGAACCGGCCAGACGGAGGTCGCTGTCTTCACAGCTTACGAACCTGAGGAGTAAGAGACCCGGCGGGGGAGTAATCTCCCGCCACCTCTGATGTGCCAGGCATCCTCAACGCACCCGCACTTAACCCGCTTCGGCGGGTTTTTGCATTAGTCTGGTTGACAAAAATAGAAAAATGCGAAAATATGTGGTTTACGAATTCTAAAAAAAGCGAAACTTGAAATGAATGAAAATCAGTTAGCTCCTTGTTGGGAATTTCAACCTTATCTTGCTGAAAACTATGTTCGCCACTTGTTGGCGGAGATCGCTAACGTACTTGAGCAGCTGTACTATCATAAGCACGCATTAGACAGCAACTGGTCTGAAGGTGTAAGGGCTTATGATTGGGTCAGAAATCATCTTATTCAAAATGAAGATGCAATTCCTGGCCTTGAGATGATTTCCAAGGGGTTGGACTATGTAGTTGCTTTAAATAAAGTTCCGCTACAATTTACCAAAGATTGCATTAATAACCCCAAAAAGAAACATCGTCTGCGTCGAAATAAAGTAGAGTATGAGCAGCTCTCATTGTTTGGTGATGTTGAGGCTGAGCAAGATATTACATGGCGAGTCATAGCTGAGCCTTTTTTATCCGAAGAGGGCGATGGTGAATTAGAGTCCACACTGCCTCGTTGGGAGGTAGCTCTTGTTGGATTTAATACTTATGGTGCTCAGATTAGTATAGTTTCTCATCAATCTACAGCATCGATGCCGCTTATGCCTCTTGATTATAACACACTCCCTGACGAAGCGGAGATTAATAAGGTGCCTCTTCGTCGGCGTACGAAGGATAAAGATTTGGATGTGAGCAGTGATGGAACATCAGGTGAATAACTTCACTGAGTATCGGGGTGATAAGCTCAAACTAGCGAGAATGGCTGTTGGGCTTTCTTGTGAAGAGTTAGCCGAAAAAATTGGCAAGACAAAGCAATTCGTTAGCAAACTGGAGAAGGGGTGCAGGCCATCGGAGCAATGTCTTGAGTTAATATCTTCAGCGCTTATGATTAAGTCCAGTTTTCTTTTTACTGAACGAAAATACGCTCTGGAAAGTGATGTCTGCCATTTTCGGAGTAAGAAGTCCAGGACTCAAACGCTGACTAATAGTGTATTGGCCAGGGCTGAGATTCTTAATATTATAATTTCTGCTGTTGAAGGTGAAATCGAATTTCCTGACGTTAACATACCGGAGCACCCAGGGGCTGAATTACTTACTCCGAATGATATTGAGCGAGTGGCAGAAGATTGTCGCCGTGCCTGGAATTTAGGTCTTGGCCCTATATCATCAATGGTTAAATTGGCGGAGAGTTTAGGGGTAATCGTTGCGCATGTTACGGGAGTCGATGATCGTGTTGATGCTTTTACTGTTCACAATAACAGGCCTGTTATCATCAGGAACAATGTTAAAAAAAGCATATGTAGATTTCGCTCTGATTTAGGTCATGAATTAGGGCATTTAGTAATGCATGAGGGCATAACGACAGGTGATAAACTTACGGAATCACAAGCCGATCACTTTTCGAGCGCCTTATTAGTTCCCAGGTTATCTTTCATTAAAGAATTTCCACGAATACGAGGTAAGCAATTCGACTGGAATGCTCTGGTTGAATTTAAACTTAGATGGAAAATCAGCCTTAAAATGTGTATTTATCGAGCCAGCGCATTAGGCTTATTGACCCAGGAACAGGCAAGAACTGGCTATATGCATCTTAATTCCAGAGGGTATACGAGAGTTGAACCTGGTGATGAACTTTTGCGCCCTGAAGAACCCGGCATGCTGGCCGAGGCGATTGAAATGCTGGATGATGCAACCTGGCTAAGAATTCTTATGAAAACTGGCTTGAGCAAGATTTAATTCGTGAGTTGTTCTCCATCAACAGACCTATTACAAATCCAAGAAATATTTTCCAGATTGTTTGAGTATACCCGCTTCGGCGGGTTTTTTGTTTTTATTTTCAACGTGTTTGAAGTTTTGGACGGTGCCAGAATAGAATCAAAAATACTTAAGTAGCGCGCAGGGAGAAGAGGGATGGACCCCGAACAGGGGGAGTGCTATTTATCTGGAAGGATTCTGTTGATGAAAATCGAAGAATTACGTGAAATTTTTAGTGAAGATGGCCTCTATGCTGTGCGCGTTGAGAATGGGGGTATTACCTACACAGCGTTAATTCCTGATGATCATGTAGTGTTATCTGTTGAGGCATTCATTGAATACTTGGAAAGACTCGGTTTCAAGGTAGTTCGGGAATAAGTTATAATACGTGAGCCAGCCTGAACAACTGGCACCTGCTGCGCCAGCAGAGAAAACAGATGGCGCACGATACCAAATTTTACAATTCGGATAACTCTGCCGCCCCTGCCAGCAGGCACGGGCGGCGTTCTCATGCATTCAAATCTGACTGGTATCAGCACGACCCCTGCACCGAAGAACAGGCTGAATGGCTCATTCAGTGTTACCGCGGGCGCGGATGCGAGGTTAAAAAAGCCCTTAGCCTCGACTACCGTCACTGGATAATCTCCGTCAGGCTCCCTTACTCAGAACGGCCAGCGCGTCCGTCCCGCACATTCCAGCAACGGATCTGGAGGTAATGTGCGGGTATTACTTCGATCTGTTCTGGTACCGGAACTCGGTCTGGTTATCGTTAAGCCAGGCCGTGAATCAATGTCAGCATTCCATAACGGCAGAATACTGGTGGAGCCGGAACCAAAAAGCATGCGTAATCTGCCGTCCGGGGTCGTTCCTGCCGCTCGCCAGCCGCTGGTGGAAGACAAAACATTGCTGCCGTTTTTCAGTAACGCACGGGTGATTCGTGCTGCTGGTGGTGCTGGTGCATTGTCTGACTGGCTGTTGCGCCATATTAAATCCTGCCAGTGGCCACACGGCGATTATCATCACAGCGAAACCGTCATTCACCGTTATGGTACCGGCGCAATGGTGTTGTGCTGGCACTGCGACAACCAGCTGCGTGACCAGACATCCGAATCACTCGGGCAACTTGCTCATCAAAACCTGTCAGCATGGATGATTGACGTCATCGGTCACGCAATAAGCGGTACGCAGGAGCGTGAATTATCTCTGGCTGAATTATCCTGGTGGGCGGTCCGCAATCAGGTGGCGGACGCGCTACCGGAAGCGGTATTACGTCGTTCGCTGGGGTTGCGTGCGGAAAAAATTCGCTCTGTGTACAGTGAAAGCGACATCATACCGGGAGAGCAGACCGCCACCAGCATACTGAAACAGCGCACAAAAAATCTTGCGCCGCTGCCTCACGCCCACCAGCAACAGAACCCACCACAGGAAAAGACGGTGGTCAGCATTGCCGTTGATCCCGAGTCACCGGCCCAGTATCTCCAGCGCCAGAAATCACAACGGGAAGAGATGCCTGTATACACGCGCTGGGTAAAAACGCAGAAATGCATGACGTGTGGCAATCAGGCAGATGATCCGCATCACATCATTGGTCATGGACTGGGAGGGATGGGAACAAAGGCTGATGATTTGTTTGTTATTCCGCTGTGCCGTAAATGCCATAGCGAACTACACGCCGGGGTAAAAGATTTTGAAGAAAAACACGGCAGCCAGCTGTTGTTGCTGATTCGTTTTTTAATGCACGCGAGAAATTCGGGTGTTCTGAAGTGGAAAGCATAAATGACTGAACGCATAGAATTTGTTTTGCCTTACCCGCCAACGGTGAACACTTACTGGCGTCGTCGTGGCAGCACATATTTTGTATCAAAAGCCGGGGAGCGTTATCGCCGGGCAGTGGCGCTTATTGTTCGCCAGCAGCGGCTGAAATTAAGCCTGTCCGGAAGGTTGGCAATAAAAATTATTGCAGAACCACCGGATAAGCGCCGCCGTGATCTGGACAATATTCTGAAAGCGCCGCTGGATGCGCTGACGCATGCGGGGTTGCTAATGGACGATGAGCAGTTTGATGAAATCAATATCGTTCGTGGTCAGCCAGTATCTGGTGGACGTCTGGGGGTGAAGATTTACCCCATAATGCTTGAAGGGCAGGTCAAAAAATGAAACTGGAAGATTTACCGAAATACTACTCCCCAAAATCCCCCGGCCTGACTGATGCATCGGCCTCAACGTCGAAAGATGCGCTGAGTATCACTGATGTGATGGCCGCGCAGGGCATGACACAGAATCGGGCTGAGATGGGGTTTTCTGCGTTCCTTGGGAAAATGGGCATTAGTATGAATGACAGAGAGCGGGCAACAGAATTGCTGACAGAATATGCACTCAGTCGGTGTGATCGCGTGGCGGCGTTAAGAAAACTCCCGGCAGAAATAAAACCGGCAGTGATGCGTATTATGGCTTCGTATGCGTTTGAAGATTATGCCCGTAGCGCGGCGAGCAAAAAACAGTGCCCCTGCTGTCACGGAAAAAAATTTATTGAAAGCGAGGTTTTTACAAACAAGATCCAGTATCCGGATGGTAAGCCGCCGGTATGGGCAAAGTGTACGAAAGGTGTGTATCCGTCTTACTGGGAAGAATGGAAAAAAGTCAGGGAGGTGGTAAAAGTTGCCTGTCCGGAGTGTGGCGGAAAGGGTGAGGTTTCCACCGCCTGTAAGGATTGCCGTGGGCGTGGTGTCGCCATTCATCGTGAAGAGTCGGTAAAACGTGGTATGCCTGTTATCAGAGATTGCCAGCGTTGTGGTGGTCGTGGCTGTGAAAGGCTGCCATCAACGGAGGCATTTAATGCCATATGCAAAGTGACGAGTGCTATCACGCTTGATACGTGGAAAAAATCAGTGAAACGCTTTTACGATACGTTGGTGGTTCGGTTTGACATTGAAGAGGCATGGGCGGAGCGGCAGTTAAAGAGGGTAACGCGATAGTGTTGTTGATTTTTCCCGAATCTGTGGTAAATTTGCTCTAACGATGGGCGTTTTATGCCTGACGTTAGAAGATTTTTTACACCCCGCCGCCTGGCGGGTTTTTTATGACTGAAATCGCGTCAGTACAGTAAACGCGCTGGTGGCGGTGAATACCTGTCTTTCAGCTTGCTGGCTTTTTCGACAAGAGTTATTGGTGTGTCACGTTAACCGGAAAAGGAAAAGACATGCTAAAACAGCAGGATATGACAGAAACCGCCAGAGTGGTGTTTAATGAATTAAGCGTTACCGACCGGCGACAGTCGGGGAGATAGCGCAGAATACTTACCTTTCACGCGAACGCTGCCAGTTAATACTGACT